GGAACGTCAAGGCTGAACCCATAGACGCGAACTTGGCCAGGCGTATTACGCCATGGCCAGGCACATCAGCCTTCCGAGATCTGGTCGAATCCACTGCATCGTTGAGATGTCTGTGGTTTCGAAGCAGGCTTCGTACATGCTGATTTGAGACTCTGTCGGAGGCCTCACTGAGGTCGATGGTTGCGAGGGTTCCATTCCTAGAGCCCTCCAGAGCAAGACGTTGATTAAACATCTGCTCTGACCATCCGACAAAGCTGCGACTGGTGTCATCCGAGTCGACAGCTTTCCGGAATGCACCCAAGAGTGCCTGTTGCATGTATTGCATGCACGCAGGCTCAATTGCGATGATTCTGGGAGTTCGTTGCGTCTTAGGCACAGAGATGACCCTGACGGGTCGTTCTGCGCCGGGTTCGAGGAAGCGCAAACCGTCGAGCCAGGCGTGATGTCTGAAGCTGGTAACAAGATGCTCCCCAGAAGGGAACACTTGTTCCAGACGTTCGGTCCATTCACGCTGCCGCCACTTTCCGTTTCCACGGAGGCGGTCGGCAGTGGCTCCTGGTCCGTGCTTTGGGATGAACCAGCCGAGGTGGCTGGTCCGGCCTTCTGGTGCTGATGCGTTAGCATCAACACCACATAGAAGATCGGCCCAAAGCAGAGTACCGATGCGATTATAACGACTGGTCCGATCTGGATCAAGTCGCGCGTCGGCATTGCGAACTTCCTGCTCACACTCAATGTATCTCCTCATGGCGTCGGAATTCCTTGCATCCGTGCAAGGAACTTCAATCTTCGCGAACATCAGAGTTATCTGACGAAGCGCGTGGATATGCGCCAGAGAAGGTTCACTGAGCAGCATGCCCGAACCAGAGTCGAACACACGACACAGGAAACCTGAGAGAAATCTCGGGAGACCTCCTTTTCGCTGGAAACCAGTGAAAAGAGTGGAGTCGATCCTTCCTTGGTCAAGACCTTTTTCGAGGTCCTTACCAAAGTCGGATAGGGTTATCGTCAAAAACGACAACCCCTCGTGTTCAACTCTATCCGTGATCGTTTTGAGATCACGGACGGTGCTTGTGTGACAATGTGTGCCCAGATCATCGAGCACACGATGCAAGAGCGGCATGGGGCTTTTCACTGCACCCTCCTAACAGGGGGTAGACAGATCCTTGTCCCATGTTCGGTGATCCGTATCAAGAAACCTAGATGAGGAGCATCACCATTCGGAAAGGCTCGTGGGTTTTAGTCTGCCCACTTCCGTCTGGTGTTGTAGCTCCTCATCTAGGCGATCTTGGCACTCCCTTGGAAATACCCTCAAGGAGTGGTCAGTTCTCACCACCAAGAAGCTTGGTGATGTTGGCACCAGAAGTCGCCTGAAGGTTGGCGAGGAAGCCGTCAATGACGGCCTTCTGCTCGGCGACCGTGTACCCAGTTGTCGGAACATCCGCCACGACATAAAACGTCATGGAATACGGAAGGTTCGACGCAGGGAACAGCGGGTCGGGAGCAGTCTTCTTGTGCACGATGCGTGC